TGAGAATGGCTCTGCAAAATGCTTTAGTTGTAATACTTTTTTTACAAACTATGAAGGTCAAGCTACAGGTAGAGTGATTGATATGAAAACAAAACCCAAGTCCGACAACACATTCCTAACATCCTATACTGGTGCTTATGGTTCACTAACCGACAGAGGTATCTCTGAAAAGACAGCAACTAAGTATGGTGTAAAGATTGTCAAGGACAGAAACAATAACGTAGTACAACACATCTATCCATTCTTCAATGGTAATGAGGTGGTTGGTACTAAGACACGATATGTAGAGAACAAAAACTTTTCCTGCAATGGAACATTTGAAGGCACTGGTTTGTTTGGAGAACAACTACATGGCAATACAGGTGGCAAGTATCTAACCATTACTGAAGGTGAGTGTGATGCTATGGCAGTGGATGAACTGTTCCAAGGTAAGTGGGCAGTGGTATCCGTTAAGCGTGGTGCATCATCAGCAGTCAAAGATGTTAGGGAAAGCATAGAGTTTGTCGAATCCTTTGACAATGTAGTACTATGCTTTGACAATGATAAGGCAGGTAAAGAAGCGGCAAAAGCTGTAGCTAAAATACTCAAGCCTAACAAAACTAGAATCATGTCATTCCCTAACGGCTTCAAAGATGCCAACGAAATGCTCAAGCAGAAGAAGTTCACAGAGTTTACCCAAGCATGGTGGAACTCTAAGACATACACACCTTCTGGTATCATGGAGCTATCATCTCAAAAGGGTGACTGGCTACATAGAGAAGAGAAAGAAAGCATTGCATATCCTTGGGACGGACTGAACAAGAAGCTCTATGGTATGCGTAAAGGAGAACTGGTCACACTTACAGGTGGCACAGGTCTTGGTAAGTCTAGTGTCACTAGAGAGTTAGAACATTGGCTTATCAAAAACACAGATGACAATGTAGGTATCGTAGCCCTTGAAGAAAACTGGTTGCGTACTGCTGATGGTATCTTATCCATCGAAGCTAACGATAGAATCTATCTATCAGAGAAGCGTAAGAATTATTCAGACGATGACCTCATGGGTTTGTTTGATAAGGCTATCCCTTCTGGTAGAGTATTCATTCACTCACACTTAGGTGCTACCGACATTGATGATATTTTTGCCAAGCTTAGATATATTATTGTAGGTTGTGAATGTAAATGGGTAATCGTTGACCACTTACATATGCTTGTCAATGTGTTGCATGAAGGCGATGAGAGGCGTGGTATTGACATGCTTATGAATCGCTTGAGGTCTCTGGTAGAAGAGACAGGTGTAGGTATGATATTGGTATCACACTTACGAAGAGCCGCAGGAGATAAAGGACATGAGCAGGGTATCGAAGTATCCCTATCTCATCTCAAAGGTTCACAGGGTATTGCACAGTTATCTGATTGTGTGATTGCACTAGAGAGAAATCAACAGGCAAGCAACCCTGAAGAAGCTAACCTCACTAAGGTTCGTGTACTGAAATCTAGGTACACTGGAGACACAGGATTGGCTTGTGGTCTCCGATATAATTCAGATACTGGTAGATTGTTTGAAGTATCTGAGGAGGAAACATTCGACAATGAACAGTTCTAAAATAATATTTGACATTGAAGCTGATGGCTTAGACCCTACCGTTATACATTGTATAGTAGCTAAAGAGTGGGGTGGAGCAGTACACACTTTTGACAACACGCAAATCGAAGAAGGTATTAAATTCTTAGAGAATGCAGAAGTACTTATAGGTCATAACATTATAGGTTATGATATACCAGTAATAGAAAAACTACATGGTGCTACAGTAACACACAAGTTAGAAGATACATTAGTTATGTCAAGATTATTTAACCCTGTTCGTGAGAATGGACATAGCTTGAAGACTTGGGGGTGGCGTGTTGGCATGGCTAAACAAGAACAACCCGAAACCTTTGATGAGTATACACCTGCTATGTTGGACTACTGTGTTCAAGACGTAAAGCTAAATGAAGTTGTATACAATTACTTACTCAAAGAAGGTAAGATGTTTAGCGAAGACTCAATCAGTCTTGAGCACAAGGTCGCTAAGATTATGCGACAGCAAGAGAAGAATGGTTTCTTCTTTGATACTAAGAAAGCTATGGAGTTGCTTGCAGAACTCAAGGACAAACAGTTTGAAGTAGAAGAAGAAGTACACAACACATTCAAACCTAAGATGATGGATGAGAAAATAGTAACACCTTACATCAGGAAAGATGGTGAGCTATCAAAGCGTGGACTAACAGATGATGAGTATAACAACTGTATTAAAACACAGAATGTTAAACCATTCATGAGACAGAAGTTAGTTGAGTTTAACTTAGGTAGCCGTAAGCAAATAGGTGAGTACCTCATTGACTTTGGGTGGAAGCCTGAAAGATTTACTCCGACAGGTCAGCCCATTGTTGATGAGGGTACACTTAAAAAGATTGAACACATACGAGAAGCTAAACTTATTGCAGACTACTTGCTTTATCAGAAGCGTATAGCACAGGTTACATCTTGGATAGATGAACTCAAGGGTGATAGAGTACATGGGTATGTTAATCCTAATGGTACAATCACATCTAGAATGACACACCGTAGTCCTAACATGGCACAGATTCCAAACTCTGGTAGCCCTTATGGTAAGGAATGTCGTTCATGTTGGACAGTACCTGATGGTTATAAGTTAGTAGGTATAGATGCAAGTGGATTAGAGTTGAGAGTGTTAGCTCATTACATGAATGACCAAGAGTATATTGATGAGGTTATACATGGAGATATACACAGCAGGAATCAAGAGTTAGCAGGACTTAAGACTCGTAATGAATCGAAGACATTCATCTATGCATTTTTGTATGGGGCAGGTGATGCTAAGATAGGTTCGATATCTGGTGGTGGTGCAAAGCAAGGTAAGAAACTCAAGGCTACCTTCCTTAAAAACTTACCGTCACTCAAGATATTAAAGGACAGAGTTCAGAAAGCATCTGAACGTGGCTTCTTGAAAGGTCTTGATGGTAGAAAGATATATGTACGTAGTCAACATGCCGCATTAAATACTTTACTACAAGGTGGTGGTGCAATCGTGATGAAGAAAGCTATGACAATCCTACAAGAAAAGATGAGCCTCAATGCTCTCGATGCTAGGTTTGTAGCTAACATACATGATGAGTGGCAGATAGAAGTAAAAGAATCACAAGCCGAATGCGTTGGTGTGTTCGGTGTTGAAGCAATAGAAGAAGCAAGTAAATATTATAACATGCGTTGTCCTTTAACAGGAGAATACAATATAGGAGAGAACTGGTATGAAACCCACTAAAGAGAACAGGAAGAAGTTTGATATAGATTTGGCTTATGGCACAGTCAGAGAAGAGAAGATAGCAGAGATGCTAACTGATAAGAAGATAGAAGTAAAGTCTGAGAAAGACATGTGGCAAAAGACAGGTAACATTTGTATTGAATATGAATCTTGGGGTAAGCCGTCAGGTATTAAGGCTACCGAAGCAGACTACTGGTTTCATAATCTATGTGTAGGAGACAACGAGTTCTGCACACTGGTATTTAAAACAGATGTGCTAAGAACAATCGTAGATAAACTGGATACATTTAAGACTGTAGCAGGTGGAGACCACAAAGCTAGTAAAATGTTCCTCGTTAATCTACAAAAATTATTTTCATCGGATGTGATTAAAGCATTCAAGGAGTCAGAAAATGACAAAGAAAAGTAAAGAACCTATTGACAAATCTAAATTAGATACATATAATAAATTCACGGCTGAGTCTGGTCATTGGTATGCACAAGATGGTGAACCCATGTATACCATCATCGGAGCTAACGGTAAAGAAAGGAACACTACACTTAGAGATGCTAAGAAACTAAACTTAGTTCCTTCTGTTACTACTATCCTTGGTATGATTGCTAAACCTTCCCTTGAAAACTGGAAGATTAATCAGGCTTTAAACTCTGCACTTACTTTAGAACGTAACGAAGACGAATCATTCGAGGCTTTTGTTTACCGTTGTAAAGAAGACTCTAAGAAGATTGGTAAGCAAGCCGCCGAAAGAGGTACGCAAATCCATAACTTAATTGAGAATGGTTTCTTAGGTACGTTTACCAGTGAGCCATATGAAGTTATCAAGAAATATCTTGATGAGCATTTCCCTAATGAAGAATGGGTAGCTGAAGATTCTTTTTGTGCTGACATAGGGTATGGTGGTAAGATAGATTTATATTCTAAGTCTGGCATCTTTGTTGACTTTAAAACAAAGGATAACTTAGAAGGTAAAGACCCTGCTAAATTAGTATACGATGAACACGGTATGCAGTTGTCTGCTTATGCACAAGGTTGTGGCGTTGATAATCCACAGAGAATTTCTATCTTTGTAGATAGGAAAGATACAAGTTTAATTGCTTGTCATCAATGGGATGATGAAACACATGACAGACATCTTAACATGTTCAACTCTATACTTGAGTACTGGAAGCTAGTTAAAAACTACGACTCCTCTATTACTGATGTCTAGACGAGTACCGAGAAAACCTCGACCTAAAAAAGTTAATGTCCCTAAAGGATACGATAGTATCTGGGAAGCCACACTGCATGACACCATCTTAAAAAAGTGGAAGCATCATTGGGATAACATTGATTATATAATTAGACATAAGTATGAACCTGACTTTGTTAAGAAAATAAAAGGTAAGACAATCTTACTTGAGGCAAAGGGTAGGTTCTGGGACTTTGCAGAGTACAGTAAGTACATCCATATAAGGGAGGCTTTACCAAAAGGTTATGAATTAGTATTCTTATTTCAAAAACCTTTCGCACCAATGCCAGCCGCAAAGAAAAGAAAAGATGGAACTAAACGCACCCATGCTGAATGGGCTGAGACTAATAACTTTAGATGGTACAACGAAGAAAGTTTACCTCACGAATGGAAAAACAATGAACTATAAATTTAAAGAAGATGATATTATAAAGGACATAATACTATATGTAAATCAAACATACGACCAACACTATGCAAACGGTAAGTACCAAGCAACTGATATGATACTAGATGCAGGACACGGAGAAGGTTTTTGTATTGGGAACATCATGAAGTATGCAATGAGGTATGGAAAAAAGAGTGGCAAATCTGAAATGGACTTGCTTAAGATTATACACTATGCTATAATAGCTTTGTATGTACAACGAAACACAACTGATAAGGATTCAAACAATGGTAGATGATAAGATAGGAAAGAAGCCTTATCTAGGAATAGAGATAGACTATGACAAAGAAAAAACATTTGATAAGTTTAGTCTTGACACATTAAAAGATAGATATTTTTGGGAGAAAGAAACACATGCACAAGAAGCATTCGCAAGAGCCTCCGTCTACGGAGCAACCTACAAAGGGGAAACAGATTTTGAATTGGCTCAAAGACTTTATAGCTACTCTTCCTCTCGTTGGTTCATGTTCAGTACTCCTATACTTAGTAACGGGGGTACAAGCCGTGGGCTTCCTATCAGTTGTTTTCTCAATTATGTTCCTGACAGCAGGGGTGGTTTATCTGCTCATTATGATGAGAACGTATGGCTCGCAAGTAGTGGTGGAGGCATCGGTGGATATTGGGGCGATATTAGGAGCAATGGTATTTCAACTTCTCATGGCTCTCGTTCTACTGGAAGCATTCCTTTCCTCCACGTTGTAGACTCACAGATGTTAGCCTTTAATCAAGGCACTACAAGACGAGGAAGTTATGCCGCATACATGGACATCAGTCATCCAGAGATTGAAGAGTTCATTAACATGCGTAAAGAATCAGGTGGTGACATCAACAGAAAGAATCTTAATCTACACAATGGTATTAACATTACTAATGCATTTTTAAAATCTGTTGAGAATGATGAAGACTGGAGATTGATTGACCCTAAATCTAACACGGCTGTTAAGATAGTAAACGCTAGAGATTTATGGTGGCAGATTATTCATGCCAGAGCAGAGACAGGTGAGCCTTACATGATAAACATTGATACATGTAATGAGCACTTACCCAAACCACAAAAAGATTTAGGATTAAAAATACAGCAGAGCAATCTTTGTTCTGAGATTACTTTACCTACCAATGAAGAACGAACAGCCGTATGTTGTTTGTCATCTGTAAACCTTGAACACTTTGATGAGTGGTCAAAGGATGATAACTTTATACAAGATTTAGTAACCATGCTTGACAATATACTACAACATTATATTGACAACGCAGTAGACACAGAACAACTAGGAGATTATAGTGCAAATTTTAAAAGATTTCAAAAGTACATTAGAGAAGGAAAGGAAGGATTTACTAAGTCTGCGTATTCAGCATATCGAGAACGTAGCATTGGACTGGGTGCAATGGGCTTCCATGCATACCTCCAATCTAGGAACATTCCTTTCGAGGGTATATTCGCAACTGGCTTTAACCATAAAGCGTTCACCTTTATCAAAGCTAGAGCCACGCAAGCTACTAAAGAACTTGCCTTGGATAGGGGAGAAGCTCCAGATGTTCACGGTACAGGTAAGCGGAATACTAACCTATTGGCTATTGCTCCTAATGCTAGTAGTGGCATTATATGTAGTGGCACTTCCCCTTCTATTGAGCCTTTCAGGGCTAACTGTTATACTCATAAAACTTTGTCAGGTAGTTATCAAGTTAAGAACAAGTATCTCGAAAAGGTTTTTAAATCTAAGGGGATTAAAGCCACAGAGCTAGAGAATATCTGGAAAGATATATCGGCTAACGAAGGTTCAGTACAACACTTAGATATTTTAGATGACAAAGAAAAAGAAATATTTAAAACTGCTAATGAGATAAATCAAATCTGGATTGTAGAACATGCATATCAAAGACAACAGTTTATCTGTCAAGCACAATCGGTTAATTTATTCTTTACTCTGCCTAAGAGTACAGAGCCACAAGAGATACACGACACGTATATGCAGTATGTCAATGATGTGCACTGGTATGGAATGAATAAACTAAAATCGCTGTATTACTTTAGAACTAATGCGGCACGAAACGTAGAGAATGTAAACACTAAAATCCCACGCATTCGTTTGGATGATGTGGAATGTATTGCCTGTGAAGGTTAAGGAAAAATCATGAGCTTATTAACAACTAGAGACTATTATAAACCGTTTGAATACCCTTGGATGTATGAGTATTACAAACTACAAAACCAAATGCATTGGATGCCTGAATCAGTTCCGTTGCATACAGATGTAAAAGACTGGCAGGATATTACGCCAGAAGAAAAACATTTACTTACACAAATATTTAGATTGTTTACACAGTCAGATGTAGACGTAGCATCAGGATACATTGATAAATATATGCCTATCTTTAAGAAACCTGAAGCACGTATGATGATGTCATCGTTTGCTAACATGGAATCTATTCACCAAGATGCTTACAGCTTACTACTTGATACAGTAGGTATGCCTGAAATAGAATACAAAGCTTTCTCTGAGTATGAGGAGATGGCAGACAAACATGATTATGTCGGACACTTCAAACCTCTTAAGTCTGATAAGCGTACCATTGCTAAAACACTGGCTGTCTACTCTGCTTTCACAGAAGGACTACAGTTGTTCAGTAGCTTTGCTATCTTGTTAAACTTCCCACGCTTTGGTAAGATGAAGGGTATGGGGCAGATTGTTACTTACTCTATTCGTGATGAGTCTATGCATGTTGAAGCTATGACCAAACTATTCCGTGAGTTTATCCAAGAGAACATTGAGATATGGACAGATGATTTTAAAGGAGAACTTTATCAAATCTGTAGGGACATGGTAGAACTAGAAGACAAGTTCTTAGACTTAGTGTTTGAGATGGGAGACCTTAAAGGATTAACTAAAGAAGATATGTATGCTTACAATAGATACATTGCAGACCGTAGGTTATTACAACTAGGATTGAAGACTAACTATGACCAGAAAGAAAATCCACTTACTTGGATTGATGAGGTCATGGGTGTTGAACATCAAAACTTCTTTGAAGGACGAGCAACTACTTACATGAAAGCAGGACTACGAGGAAGACAGGACTCTGTAACTTTTACAGGAATAGAATAATGAAAAAGAAAAGGGAAGAGGCTGAGTTGCTTGGATATAAACTATTGTATAATAGGACAGGTAACTTAGTTACTGAAAGATTATCTACAGATATAACAGAGCTTAAAAAATATTTTAGTACGGAAGAATACTCTACACTACATACTATAGTCAGGGAAGCTACAAAGAAATTAGATGAAGTTCATAGCTACATTGAAGCTAACCTAAACGCCAGAAAGATGGATGACTAAATAGTGTAGATAATAATAGGTTCTGACTTACCTTTGACGTAAATTGGCTCTAGTAATTTACCTTCGGTAGTCGAACCTGTTATTGTATTCACACCAATAACTATATCTTCACCAACTTCTTTGGTAGAGCTTTCAAGTCTTGCCGCCAAATTAACTGCATCACCTATAGCTGAGTAATCAAAACGTGTATCGCTTCCCATATTACCTATTACCGCCTCTCCTGTATTTATGCCAATACCTATCTCTATTCCTAGCTTGGCTTCTTCCATATCTTGGTGTATTTCTAACGCTGTTTGGATTGCTTTATTCTCATGGTCTTCCAAGTTTATTGGGGCATTGAAGACTGCCATCATTGCATCTCCAATATATTTATCTACCATACCACCATTTCTTTTGACCGCATCAGCCTGAATAGTCAAGGCTTTGTTCATAATTTCTGTGACTTCTTCTGGCTCTAATCTTTCTGATAGACTTGTAAAACCTCTGACATCTGTAAAGAGGAAGGTACATCTTCGTCTATCTCCTCCTAACTTCAGTGAACTGGGGTCATCTTGTAATTGTTTAACCTGTCGTGGGTCAAGGTAATGTTCAAACTGTTTCTTAATTTGTTGTCTAAGTTTGTATTGTGTTCTAAAGTTTAGATAGAATTGTTGGGTAGCAATAAGTGTCATACTTATTATGCTCCATGTAAAATCTATCAGTAAATTATTGGTAACAAAGTAGTATTCAAAATAGCCCATTAGAGGCAATAAAACTAGAAAGGATACTACCCCCTTAGTGACACCTAGATAATTGATTGAGAGGGCTGTGAGTAAGCCTGAGAGGATTAATATGAATAGTTCTGCAAGTAATCTATACTCTGGAATTTGAGGACTGTCAAGCAACATACTTTCTGAAAGTGCCGCTTGTATTTTGTGAGGTTCTAATAACCCGACAGGTGTTGCAAGTTGAGGCGAGATTCCTTTAGCAGTAAAACCTACAAAGACAAACGTACTTTCTACATTCATTTCTTTTAGTGTGGTTTGTGGTGTGTCTACCCAGCTAATCCATTTACGACCAAGGCTATCTGTATCTACTGGTGGTATTCCTCTGACTCTTATCTTGTCAATACCATTTTGATTGGTTACAATTTGATAAGTATTACCACCCCCAAGTATCTTTAAAACTTCTGTGCCAAAAGAAGCTACCCATCCTGTTGGTGTTTGTTGTAGTAATGGTATTTGTCTTACAAGATTATCAACATCTACTGGTGCAGAGATAGCACCTTGACTCGTAGATTGTTTTAGTATATCGACATTCGATAAGAAACCAGAAGCTTGTGGTAAAGTTATATCTGGTCCTTTGATAACCGTGCCATGAGTAGCAGGATATAAACCGTTGTCTACTTCTGGCATAGCTATAACACTAGCAGACTTAGAAAGCTCTAAAGCAAACTCATCATCTCCACCCATTCTATCTGCATGTGGAAATAACATAACCCACCCAACACCATAAGCACCTGCATCCATAATGTCTTTATGAATCTTAGCTAAGTCTTGGCGTGGTAGAGGGTAGCCTCCGAGATTATCTAAGTCTTGTTCCGTAATATTTAATACGGTAAAATGCCCTGTAGCATTTGGAGTTTCTACAACGGCATCAAAAGTTTTAAGCCTTAAGACTTCTAAGGCTTGTGAGTTAAATAGTAAAGGTAGGGTAAGTATACCCAGTAAAGTAAGTGCCCACTTCATACTGTTATATCTAGTAAAGTACCTATCCTAGACAGAGGATAACCATACTTATATTTTATAAATCTTTTATAGCCCATTTAATCTCCTTGGTTTATAGTGATACTAGAATTTCCTCCTCCATTTATTACAAGCTGAGTTCCCTTTCCATTTTGTATTAAGAGTACTGTGTATCCTCCATCCCTATCTAAATCTAAACGAACAGTATCTTCTAAAACTTTATAGAAAGTTAGAACATTATCTGTCAAGAAAGTATTTATTTGTGTGTTAGAATCAAATCCCAACTGAGTACCCTTTAAATTTATATCTGTTCGTAGTAAAGATTCTGTTTGGTCTAGCTCGTTTACATCTTCTATAATATCTAACAAGTCTTCAAGAAAGTTTACGTCAAGATAATTGACATCTAATTCTGTAAACTCTAAATCGTCTTCAGCTAAATAGTCTATTTCTAAATCATCAAACTCAAGGAAGTCAACATCAAGAACATTAGTGTTACTACTTCCATTTTGTCCTTCATCTTGCTTCACTTCTCTTGGTGCGTTTACAATTAACATGTTATCAATTAACTCAAGTGTTAAGTCAAGGATAACAGGGTTGCTTGGTTTAGTTTCAAACATAGAAACTGTAGTAGCTTGGTAAGGTTTGTTAAGAACTACCTGTCCCATAGCTGTTGCAACAACAATCTCCCCACTTGGAAGACCATCATCGTCTGGTAATAATATTACTAAACTCCTACCTAATTCATCTACAGTTACAGTAAAGTCTGTACCACGAATAGCTATCGTAGCACTTGGAGTTTTTATAAATATATTTTCTTTGTCTATAGTTGCTAGTTTTCCTGTGATAAATCTTGCAGTACCACTAGCAAACTCTAGAGCCATCTTAGATTTGGATGGGTCAGGGTCATATATAAACTCATCTATGATAAGTTCAGAGTGCTCAGTTAATCTAACTTGACTGTCATCTAAAAAAGTAATACCCATTCTTCCATTAGAAGTTTGGACATTATCATAACTATTTATATCTAAAGATAAAGAAGCTTTATAATCTTTATCTCTTACTACCCTACCCGACCCTTGTAATTCTGTTATGTTACCTACGTTAGCAACCGACTGAACTGCCGCCATCATTCTGGATGACACAAACAGTACCACCAGAGCCAGTGCTAAGTATTTTAAGCCAGTCATTATCATTTGTACTCATTTGATTTATATTAAAGGTTCTACTACTACCTGTTTGGTCGAGATAAAAGTAACCTCCTGCATAACCTTGACCATCAAAGTTTACAGTGTTTGAATCTCCATCAATATCCATGTAGTTTGTTGCACCATCATAATCTATATCAGCATTAACAATGTTACTATCACCATTAATAATCCAATCTAAATCAGTATTACTAGACATAGAAGCTGTTGCAAGGTCTAGCGTAAATGTATTACTACTACCTGTAGCTTGCACATTTACATTTGAACCATCTGCTCCATATGTATTAGAAGGGTCTACTTGGATTGTAAAAGCATTACTACTACCATCAAAATTAAAGTAGCCTGTAAAGTTATCAGCCCATATATCACCTAAAAATTTATTAGTATCTCCTATTTGATTTACGTCAAGCGTCATTGTACTACCATCTAAATCAAAAGGAGTCATTGAACCTGCGGAAGATAATAATCCCCCTATCAAGTTAGCTGAACCTAACTGTTCTAAATCTAGATTAGCAGTAGCTCCACTCTGCTCTACAAAAATCTCGTTGTCTGCCGCATAAGTTAATGTTGACAATATACTTAACGCAGTTATTATTATTATTTTATTCATATTCCCAATAGCCTCTATCTATTCCTATATGTATTATATTTAAAACCCCAGTCTCTATTGCCTTTTGCAAAGCTATAGAGATACTCTCATTCTCAGCCACACCACCCTCTATCTCCACTAGCTCAGTGCCAGTTTCAATAAAACGAAATATGTCTTGAGAAATACTTGTGGATAAAATACTTTTAGATACTAAAGTTTCTGTAAGTACTTCACCAGTTGATACCGATACTAGTCTTAATGATATAGTTACAGTATCTTCCCTATAGGATTTACTGTTGCCAATACCAAGATACCTTGCTCCGATACCACCAGATTGCAAATTAGCTTCATAGCTAATCACGCCCCCTTGAACTAAAAGCCCTGCAAATAACAAAGGCTTTAGTTTATTATCTTCTTCAAACTCTTTACGAGTGCTTCTGATAAGTTGTCTTTCTTTTGTTAGGTCATCTAAACCTACACGTTCTACTACTCTGAAAAATTGACCGTTAGCCGTATGCTTAAAAGCCCTAATAAGGAATGCTTCAGGGGCTTGAGTAACTGCTGTACTAAACAAAGCAAACGTGCTGTTGCTTCTTCGTTGCCCTGTCAAGTCTTTAAAACTATTAGGGTATACAGCTATGGTAGGTTTATTCTTAGCGGCAGGTAGGTTCTTTAATACTGTGGATTGTAAATCTAAAGTTGAGGTGGGTTGTATTTTCTTCGTTAAAAATAAATCGTCATTAGCCTCAAAGACTGCACAACTAGAAAGTAAAAGTACCGATAGGCAAAGTAATAGTCGTAGTTTCTCCATTTGAATCCGTTATCGTTAATGTTATATATACACCATCACTTGAATAAGTAATGGTATTACCTTCTAATTCTATAGTCCCTTCTGTGCTAGGATTTTCTCCAAATAAATTTTCAACTAACTGCCTAGATAATTGTGCATATATTCTAGATTCTAAGTTACGTACAAACCTAGCAAGAGTTGTATTTTCTTTATCCCTTTCTATTTCATCTTGAAGAGCTTTTAACTCTGCCTTAAGACTAAGCTTCCTTGAATGCTCTTGGTTTTCTATAGTTAAATAGTGTGAGCTAGTATTGTTTCCATTAAAGCTTGGGCTTTTAAATTTAAATACTACTTCGTCTGCTAGTGTATATCCTGAGTAAAATACTACAAACATACACCAAAAAAATATACAGAACCAACAGTTACGTTCTGTCTTACCGCTTCTAAATGTGGGTTTTAATTTCATTTTATCCTATCCATTCTTTTAAAATATTAGTCATAATCAAGCAAGCACAAGCAAGATTAATTAAAAGAATAATAGTTCGTATAATCGTAATTTGATTTTCTACAGGTGCTGTATCCTCATCATTAAATGAGCCTAACGCATATTTCCATACTGTCCATAATTTTAACATTCTTAATCTTTTCGCCTATCTTTTTTCTGTGCTTTTGCTATTTCGTCTGTGTCAATTAAATTAGGTACTCCGAGTAAAGTTTTAAGGAGTACGTCTTGTTTTAAAGATTGATTGTCTAATGACCTTACTCTATCTATTAACGATACAATAATACCATATTGACTATCAAGTTTTGTTGCAACTCTTTCTTCCATTGTGTCTAAACTTGTTTGAACCTTTTCATCTAACGTATCTAGTTTAGTTTCCATGCCGTCAATAATTCTATTAATTAACTTTGACACGAACCAGCCTAGACCCATTGCGGCGGCAATAGGGAATCCGACTTCCGTTATAAAGGTTACTGCTTCAGACATTATTCTTTAGGAGTATGAGATGCTCCAAAGTAGAAACTGATAACAGCACTAGCTAGTCCACCGAGATAACCTAGTACTAAGTTAATAAGAGCTTCGGAGTTTTGTTCTGGCGGTTGTAAAGTAACAAGGAATATATATCCCATGAATCCTCCAACAACTGTAATGCCCATTATCCTAGCTGTCCAATCCTTTGAAAACTTTCCACGAGCATCTTGCTTGTCTTCTGTTTCTAATTTAAATACATCTACGTCCAACTCTTTTAACTGGATTTCAAAAGCTTGTTCAGCCTTTTTAAGTTCTAGCATTTGTTCTGGTGTAGCTTCTGCTATAGCCTTCTCAATAGCTTTAGGTGTATTAGGTACTCCCAATACTTCGGCTATCATATTCGCCGCCATACCACCCATAGGACCGCCCAGAGCAGTGCCTAACGTAGGAGCTACTGCACCTACTATGTTCTTTAATAAATTTTTCATTCACCTACTCCTATTACCATCATTTGTAATTCTCTACTACGTCCACCTACTTGATTAAACCAACGGCTATCTTCCATTTCAACAGCCATTTGATTCCAGTCCCCAGCTTTACAAGCCTTTAACATATTCTTAAACTTAGAAAGTCTAGTGCCTCCTAAGTTAAAACACATATTAACTAATACATGTTGTATTGTTTCTGGTAATGTGTTAAACTCATCTTCACTACCATAGATATGAATAGCTTCTTTATAATGTTTTGTAAAATCATTTCTATAATATAAGTCTACTACATCCTGTGCAATAGGTGTGCCAACTTCTAAAGTATATTCAGGGTCTTCAGGTTGGCAGAGATGCCCTACTCCTAAAGTTTTATAGCCTAAACTATCTTCATATATTGAAAGCACTTCGCCTTCGTGTCGTTTAATTTGTTGTTTACATTCTTCTATATTCATAATCCTAATCCTTTCATTTGAGACTTAAGCTCTCTATCTTCCAAATCTTGTACTGCTTCTGAGGATGCGTTAAATGGTAATCCTGTTTGCCTGTTAATCATTTCGTCTGGTTCGTCTTTTACATTAGGTACATCAGTAACGATACCACCTCTTGCATACTCAGGTAATTTAAAATCTTCTGGCTTAGAAGGTTTAGCCATTTGCCTAGCAATTTGTCTAACTTTCTTTTTAGTTCCTTTACCTGCAATTAAATCATATGCAGAATATCCTGGTAAGTTAGTAGCTACTATTTCTTGCCATCCTTTTCTATATAATACACTATCAATTAAATCTTGAGGTATTGGACCTGCAAAAGTTTTAAGTCCTGCTGTAATTCCTCCTACATTTCTATCAGATTCTGCTCCATATCTTTGTGCGTATTCAAATGGACCCATTCCACCCCATCTACGTACAGCATCTTTTCCTAGTTGCCATCCTTTTATTTTCTCACCAGTTTTATAATCTCTTAAATTTTGACCATCACTTCTAATGATATTCATTTGATGAGCTACAGCAGTCATTAAAATTGCAGTACCTGCTATCTTTGGACCTGCATGTTGAGTATTATTAAGTGATTCATTTGAAAATCTTTTAAGTATTGTATTGTTAAATACTGTAGGATAACCAGCAAACTGTACTAACATCTGTGCCGCAGGAGTAGAAAACCACAATGGTCTGTTAGCTTCCGCAGTACTTGGATTAAGAATAATTTCTTTTACAAATCTATTAGCTCCTGATGTATAACTTTCATCAAAAAAAGTTTTTTGTTTGCCGTCTGCTCTAGCTAGTTCATCATCAAACTTACCACCACGCAAAGAACCATTATACCAATCAACAGCTTCATCAGCATTAATACCTAAGTCACCTAGTTGTTCTGTTAAGTATTTAGTTTCACTTTTACTTAAGCCACCTTTAGAAAGTTTCTCAGCGTTTTGTCGTATTAATCTTTTACCTGTAGTATAAGATGCAAGCTGTACTGCTTTTGTCCATTGCGTAAGTAAATTAACTTTAAAGAATCCATTTTGAATTGCTTTAGCCGCCCCAGAATGTAATCCTTCACCTGCTAAACCTTCAAGTCTTTCTTGTACTGCTTGCTCTAAAGCTAGTCCAGTTCGATATAGCTCTGCCCACTCATCATCTCGTATACTACTTTTAAATGTTTTACCTAATAGACTTTCATCGGCTACATCTGAAACTGTATCACCTTTAGCTCTTCGTATACCTTTAATAGTTCTAAACATTATATCACTACCTTCCTTACGTAAGGCATTCATAATATCTTTTCCTACATTTACACCATCACCTTTTCCTGCTCTAGATAATAAAAGCAATGGCTCGGTAAGACTTGACAATGTAGCTAAAGGTAAGTGAGCTACTTGCTGTATAACTTTCATACCATCTGCAAAATGTCTAAGACTATCATACTTTTTAAATACAGAACCTCTATCAGTTTCAATACCAGTAATACGCCTCATCATATCAAACACTTCATCAGCTACTTGTTTAGATTCACCGTCACTTACACCACTAGCTGTTAATTCTTCTCTAATAGGTTTAACATAATTATTAAACATTTCTACTTCTGTTCTACCAAAAAACTTAGCTCGTTCTACAGACCTAGCGGCGTTACTAAAGTAACTTTCAAGTATTGTTTGTACATCATTCTCTAATACAAAAGAAATTTCATTATCTTTTAAATTTGTAAAACGTCTAGCTTGTAAATGACTACCACGTTGACCTGTCATAGAGTCTTGTTGTGCCATCTTTATTTCAAAAGGTGTCCATCTTTCTTCTAACATGTCATCAACAATTTTTTGAGCTTTTAATTGTCTTGCTTTTACCATGTCACCTTTTGCAATTTCTAAAAAGTTCATGCCAAAAACTTCTTCATCTACTCCTAAAGCATCTTCTTTTATACCTTGAACTTTTGTTCCATCTTCAATTACAATCGTTAAAAAATCTTTATCATTAATAGGGTCAGCATGTCCAGATTCAATTAATTTTTCTTGAAATAACTTTCTGTTTTCAGCTTTTTTTAATTTAGAATAATTAAATAAACGAGGCATATAACCTCCTAAATTTTCTGTATTTATTTTAAATAAGTTCTGAGCTTTAATATCTTGAAACGTATCATCTAATAAATTTCTTACACCACCTGTCCCATCATAAACAACCTCACCTGCTTTATTAATACGACCACCATAAGCAAAACCCATTTCAGAAGTTACTTCTCCATCTCTTACCATATCACCAATAAACTTTTTACTTTTGTCTCTAGTGGGTTTGGCTACTACGTTTTTATCACGCAACAAAGTTATCAATTCTATGTTATCTTTATCTGTTAATCTAGCTTTTATACCTGTTTTACCTAAAACTCCTAATGCTTCAGTTAATCCAAAATTATATAATCCTGTTCTTTCTCCTACAGCTAATCCGTAAGATTTAGCTTTAACTAAAAATTCTCCTTTACTAGCCATTGTAGAATCAAAGTCATAACGAACTTTAGCTAATAACTCTTTTAGTTTTGGAGAGTTGTCTACATAAGCTAAAAATTTAGTAGTTGGTTTACCTATCGTTTTACCTATAGCTATGCCTTTTGCTTTAGTAAAAGTAGATAAAGAATTAATTTTTGAATCAATATTAAAGTTTTCAAATACTTTTTGTCTTAAATTTTTATCTTTAGTACTATCAATAATAATATCTTCATTACTAAATTTAAATTCCATTTGTTGTTGTGGCTCTGGCATTTCAGTAACTGGTACATCATCAATGTCTTTATTACCTGAAGATGTTATAGGTTTTTTAGCTCCTTTATAAGTAGCATATTTTAAACCACCACCAAAAGCCGCACCTGCTACACCACCTAACAATGTACTAGCACCTAACTGAGTTAAATCAAAATCTTCTGATAAACCTAAATCTATATCGATGTCTTGCATAAAGTAATTATGTAATCCACCCCACGCCATTCCTTCAACACCTGAAAAAATAGCTACTTCTTTAGCGGCTTGTTTTCTAGTAAGTGCTTTCCCTGTTTCTTTAGCGGCTACTTCACCAACCTTACTTTTAATTTGACGTTTCATAGCTTGTTGACCTGCAACACCTAAAGAACCTCTAAGACCTAGTGATGTACCACCTGATGGTATTGCAAATAAAGCAGGTACAACATTTAAAGGGTCAAGTATTATATCGCCTGTTATATTTGTAAATGCTTGAAATCTTTCTTTAAAACTATCAATCTCTGCGTTGTCAAACTTATCTTTTAAATAAACATAATCTTCTTTTTGTTCATCAGTCCACTTTCCTGATTGAAAAGAACGACTAATAGCAGAGCTTAAACTATAATCAGCATCTCTAAGATATTCAAATATGTCATCATTTTCTTCTATACCATCTAAAAATCTAGCAGAACGCATATCAAATTCTTTATCATTACGCAATTCTCCTAATGTAAATTTTTTACCTGTAGATTCTGCTGGAGTTATTTCTACTCTTTCTTCTTGTTTAGTAGGTTCAACAACTAAAGAATCATAGCCTTCTATTTCTCCACGAGAAACATCAGAAGGAGAATATAAAAAATCTTCCTCCTCCTCTATGCCTTGGTCTTGCCTAAGTTGTTGCATGTATAATTCAAATTCTGTTGGCATTAAATTTTCCTATTCTTTTCTTTTATCCATAGATAAAAAAATAATAATATTAATAAAGGTTCTATAATAACAAAGATAACTATATTGGCTAGTTTGTAACCCATGCCTGTAATAGCACCTATTACTTCTAATACATAAACGCACCAATAAAAAAAATCAGTTGTTAAAGTTTCTAACACTATACAAAAGTACCTAAGTCTAATTTACCTAAATTAATCATAATTTTACTTCCTTCGCCTTCTCTACTACCAAAGTACTTAGCAGTTTTCCTAGGTAAGAAATATTTCCAATCAGATTTAATAGCTCTTAAATCATCTAAGAATGAATCAAAAGTTACTTGGTCATCTGCATCATTAAAATTATACCTATCTTCTATTATAACATTTCCATTCTTATCTGTAAAGACTCTAGCTTGACCTAATGTAGTTTTTAATGCGTATGCTGGGTCACTAAAAGATTTTGCTATAGGATTACTTCCTTGACCACCACCGCCTACATCACTGTATACATTATCACCTTCTGTTGTAGCATAGTCTTTATACTCAAGCTTGCCTTTTCGTAAAACTTCTGGAGTTATAATACTTTTCAAGGCTGTTAATTCATTACCACTTAAATCTTCTTCAGTAACATCTCCATCACCTCCAAAAATATCATACATCATTTGTCTAATGTTAATTGGTATTAAACGATTATCTTTTATTTCTTCTGGTTTATCTTCGTCAGCTTCTGTAAGAACAGCGTTTACCATAGTAGCTTTAGCTTTTATTTCTTCTGGCTTTTCAGTAACTACACTAACCTGTTCTATATTTTCTGCTGGAGTTCCTAATAGTTCTTCTGTTGTGTCTGTTCTTGAAGATGTTTCAAAAGGTAAAGGTGTTCGGATTGCTCCTGCTTGTTCTAAAGCTTCTTCTTTTAAAGATGTAGGAGTATTTCTTTTTTGAAATTGTTGTTGGTATTCTTCTAGATTTTGACCAAACACTCTTTGAATTTCTTTTGATAGTCCATTTAATTTTATAGCAATAGAGTTTGCGTTATTTTTAGGGTCTAAAATAATAGAATTTACTTCATCATCAATAGCTTGTTTCTTTTGTTCAGGCTTCATTCTGGTATAAGCATCACTTACTTTTATCTTACCATTGTTTTGTACAGAAACTCCTTCTCCTACTACACGTGATAACTTCATAGTATCATAAATACCTACTAAAGTTCCGTATGTATTATATTTTGCACCATCAATTTTTGTCCATGTGTCTCTTTCAAAACCTACATCAATAGCCATCATTGCAGAAAATTTAATTCTATCATTTTCGTTTTGTAAAATAAATTCAAACTCATCTAAACTTTTACCATTCTTTTTTTTGCCTTCAGTACTTTTCCAGACATCTTCTCTAAATTGTTTATCTTTAGATAATCTAATAGCTAGTGCAGTTGTATCAAAAATAAAATCAGCTTTTTGTCCTGACCTTTCAGGAGTATTCATTGCCTGAAAAAATTCTTTTATATTAGAAGCACTAATATTAGTCATAGTTCCTCCTAATTCACTTGGATAAACACCATCTTCTATATCTTCTAACATTCCAGCTAATGGTCCTGTTTTAAAATCAGCAGTTCTTTCACGCATAGTTTTATATTGAGTAGACCTTTCTGCCATTTCTCTCCATACAGTAGGAGATTTTTTAGCTTTATCTAAAGAAGCACCTAAAGAGTTTGTCATGCCTTTAAGGTTTAAAGCTTGTGTTATATCAGTAATTAAAGGACCAGCTAAATCATCTTCAGTCATTGCAGAAAATAAATCAACTCCACCCTTTTTAATTTGTTTATCATTAAATAAACCTAATACTCTTTTAAAACCACCAACAAGATTATTTTGAGACCTATACTCATTTAAAACTCTTTGATAATTTTTTCTATCATAAGCTGTTAAAGAAGCTGTTGTTAAACCTGCACCTCTTGTAAATAAAGTAAGCCTATCCATATTCTTACCTTCACTATCATCTAAAATATTTCTAAGTAATTGTTCTTGTTTTTTATAATAAGCAACACCTTCTGTGTCAGTTTTTAAATAGTTTTCAGCAAATTGTTTTGTAGCTAATCGTACTGCATTTTCATAAGTAGCCGTACCATATAAGTCCTCATAATCTTGAGGAGATAACGCTTTTATTTTTTGGTCAATATAGGGTCTAGCTTCTTGTGCAAATCCACTGTAATCATTACTAGATTCAAAAGAATTAAATCTTGATTCTAAATCACCGCCTTCATCTTTCCAAGTATTTCCTATTTTACCTGTAAGTTGAGAGTGCATAGCAATTTCTCTAGCCTGACTTTCATTATCCATAATTTCAAACTTATGCATATCTTCCAGTTCTTTTACACGTTTTGTATATTGGTTCTTCATAAGACCTTGACCCATTAACAATACGCCTAATGCTTTTTGAACTCTTTCATTCTTCCTAGATTTTTTAGCGGCTCTACGTTCATCGTCTGCTTTTTTCTGCAATAAAGATGAGCCAAGTTCATCAATGCTCATGTTGGAATAATCATCTAATACCATTTTTAAACTCCTGTTTTACCTAATAAACTTGGTTGTTCTTGTAAGGCAGGTTTTTGTTTTTGTAAAATACTTTCTTTTAGTTTTGCACTATCTAAAGTTTTTAGTTGTTCTTTAATATCACCACCAACTGATGCAGGATTTATTTTTTGCACTACTGCATCTCTAAACCCACCACCTTCTGGTATTCGGTTACGTTGTGTTTTAACTCTTTCTAAATCTATATCTGCATCTATTTCATCATCTTCTTCAATTTCTACATCAACATCATCACGATTAAGAATAGGGTCAATCCCTGCTTTCTCTGCAATAGCTAACAACATATACATAGTAGGCTCTAAAAGACTTAACATCATATCAGGATTCCACTTACCTTTCTGAAAACCTGCTGTAAGTAATAAGTTAGCTATGTCAGCAACTGGAGTCTTCTGAGACATTAGTGTTGCAACAGTAGTAAGGTTGTCTTCTTTTAAAAGGTCAAAGAATATTTTTTCTGTAGCTACTTTAACAGATGTTATTTCTGGTGCTCCTTCCCAAGGGTAGGGAGTATCAGGACTGTTAGTTAATGATTGACCTGCTGTTGGTCCTTCAAATAAATGTTCTTCAGCTTGTTTAGCTATTGCGTTTGGATTAACCATATGCTCTGTCTCCTAATTGTGCTCTAAGAAATGCTTCATAATCAAATCCATATCCACCGACATCATAAGGATTAACATTGCCTTGAATACCTCTATAAGCTAAGTATTGTGTTGCAGGGTCTTGTTGTGGATTAAAGTCTGCAAAGTTTACAAACTGTGGGGTTTCTCCACTTCTAGAATAATTATCTTGAGCCGCAGTAGCTTGTTGTTGTTGAGCTTCATATGCAAAGTACTCACTTTTTCTTGCACTCTGTTGTGCATTATATTGCTCTATTGCTTCTTCTTCAGCTTGCATTGAAGACCCTAACTGTTGTACAGGAGCTAGTTTAGCGTAAGCCGCACCTTCTCTACTGTCTTTAAAGGATTGTGTAAACCCTTTATCTTTCTGTCTTCCTTCAAGTATACTAGGCTTTGGTGTTGCAGTTACTATATCATCAGGAGTTAAACCCCCAACAGCACTGTCGTATTTACCAGATGCATAAGTATTATAAGCTTCTTGGTTTTTCCATATTTGATGTTGACCTGTAGCTTCATTAAATTGGTAAACTTCACCTTTAGCTAGTTCAATAGGATTACCTTTAGCATCTACCATAGACTCTACGTTTCTAACATTATCACCTACAAAGGCACTTTGACCTCGACCTAAGTCTGCTGAAGCTTTTATTGTATCTAATTCACCACTAGCTTTTAATGCATCTAGTTCTTCACCAGATAATTCACTAAGTAGTTTACCATCTTTAGTTGTTAATGCAAGGTCTTTATCAAAAATATTTCCTTGTTTTGAAGGCTCAATATATCCATTAGTTACATCACTTACAAAATCTCTAAATGCACTACCTGCTCCTCGTGCACCTTCTTTCATAAAAGGTTTACTAACTTTGTTCATTGCCCATTCAATACCATCACTTACTTTATTAAACACAGTACCTACACCATCTTTTATAAAGTTACCTACTTTAGCAATTCCTTGAAATACTTTACCTAAGTAAGGTACGTTTTTGAGCCAACTAAATATTGCCCCTCCAACCCCTGGTAGTATAAAAGATAAAGCAAGAGAACCTAATGGTCCTAACTTACCGAAAACTTTAGCTATTTTACCTAAACCTTTCTTTAGTTTCTTTCCTATCTTTTTAAATACGTTACCAATTTGCTTTGCTTTTTTTCTTAACCATCCCATTAGTTTAACCACCCATTTATTAAATTACCTATTGCTGTTAAATTACTACTCCAGTTACTTTCTTTAGAAGCACCTGTGTCATTACCTAAAGCCGCAGTGTATATTGAAGTCTTCCTAGATTGTTCATTATCCCAACGTCTAAAGTTAAAGTCTGCTTCGTCACGTAATTCTTGCCATAAGAAGTTTTGAGCAGAGGCTGTAAGTCCAAATGCATTTTGTGCATTCTGCCTATTAACTTCATTCTGTGCCGCAGTATCTGCCGTGTTCGCTTGTCTACGCCATGCCACGTTTGATTGTGCTATAGCTGTTTCGTTCTTCGTATTAAACTCTTCTCTTGCAAAGTCTTGCTGTGCATTGAATTTACTTACGTCTGTTTTAAGTTGTGCTTCAAGTTTGTTAGCTTCTGCTTCGTTACCAACTCTTCGAGCTTCTGCAACATTCAAAGCTTGTGCATTAAACTGTTCCATTGCATTAGTTTGTTGTGCATTAAACTGTTCATTAGCTTGTGCTAAGTTAGCCATGTACTGGTCAGTTTGTGTTTGAGTCTGTGCATTAAATTGACGAGCCACATTTTCAGCAGATTGATTTGATAACAACCTTTGTTGTTCTTGTTGTGCCTTCATCATATTAGCTTGTTGCTCGTTGCTAAGATTAGCCATATCCCTAGTCAAAAAGTTCTTAGCATTTTCTACTTGAAGTCTTTCTTGTGTACTAAGGTTTGCTAAGTCCATCTGTGCTAATGCTGTAGCATTCTGCATAATAGATTGTTGTTCTGCATTCATGTTCTCAAGAGATACAGTTTGCATAAACTTACTATTAGCTAAAGCTGTTTGCTGTTCAGTACTAAAGTTAGCCATGTCCATACCAGCAGTAACTTGAGCATTAGTCATTGCGGCTTGTTGTGCATTACTTAACTCAGCTAAACCTAACTGTTGTGCTAGGTTAGCATTGTTCTGTGCCGCAGTCATCTTCTTGTTTAAGTTAGCTAACTCAATCTGATTCTGTGCAGTCATTGTCTCACTATCAGCCCTGTTCTTTTCTGTCAGGTTAGCTAGTGATACTTTCTCGCTTGTACTTAGTTTAGCTAAGTCAGCCCTTTGTAGAAGCTCTTGTTCTTGAGACATTACCTGAACTGTTGTGTTCAGTTCTTGTAGTCTCATTCTGTTGTCTTCAGTAAAGTTAGCCGCATCAGCCGCACTTCTTTCTGTTAACTCTGCTATTTCTATTTGCTGTTCATTATTAAGATTAGCCAAATCCATCTGTTGAGCCATAGCCGCATTAGTTTTTCTAAAGTCTACTAAGTTTTGTAGGTTAGTTAAACGTGCTTGTTGCTCACTAGACATGTTAGCTCTAGACGTAGTATTACGTTCAGAGAGTTCAGCTAGTTCTACTTTAAGACTTGCATCAAGATTAACTTCTTCCATACGAGAGTTAAGCTCTGCTTGTCTAGTACTTCTTTGTACTTGAGCAGTTAGTTCAGATAATCTAAATTGATTATCGGCTGTAAAGTTTGCAGTATCCGTAGCGGCTCTATCTGATAGTTCAGCTAGTTCAATCTGTTGCTCATTGGACATGTTAGCCAAGTCCATTTGTTGTGCAAACTGTGCATCAGTCTTACGGAAGTCTATAAGAGTTTGTAGATTTGTAAGACGTTCTGTTTGCTCTGCGGTCATTGTATCTTTTGCCGCCGCATTCATTTCTGATACACGTTGCATCTCAACTTGTAAGGCAGGAGAAAGGTTAGCCTTTTCCATATCCTGATTCAAGTCTGCTTGACGCATTACTTTATTTACTTGAGCATTGTAAGACTGTAGTTTTGCTTGTTGCTCTGCGGACATGTTCTGTCCTTCTGCCGCATTAAGAGCTTGTAAGTTTGCTAAGTCCATCTGGGCATTAGCATTTAGTGTAGCTATTGCCGCTTGTTGTCTTTGTGCAGATTCTTGAGAAGCCATAGCTTGCTGGTTCTGAATGTTCTGCATTCTAACTTGCTGTCTGTTCTGGGCAGTTTGTTGTACAGCACTCTCATTGAAAGTACCTTGTTGTACTGCAATCTGCTGTGCCATCTGTGCAGTCTGAGAAGCGGCAGTTTGTCTATTAGATAGATTCTGCATTCTTAGTTGCATACTAGACTGTGCTTGTTGCAAGTTAGCTTGTTGTTCGTTTGATAAGTTTTGTTGTGCTCTAGCTTGGAGAGCCTGTGCGTTGCTCTGAGCCATTGGAAGAGCACTCTGGATGATTGCATTAAACAATGCATCTCTGCCCACTGTGGACACTGACATGCCCCTAGAAGCCATCTGTTGGTTGATAGCATCGACAGCAGGTTTAGCCCATAGTGGAGTCTTACCTTCTTCCATTCCTGCTAGTAAGCCTTCCATCTGTGTAGATACTAAAGCTTCTTGTGGTAATGCGGCAACTGCGGCAATAACCTCAACAGGCTCTGAATCTATCTTAGCTTCTACACTTGCAGGGTCTTCAGCTACTGCGGCTGTAATAGGCTCTGGTACGTTACCAACAACTGCCATCATGTCTGCGGCGGCTACTGTACGTTCTTTACCTGTAACTGCTTGCATACTAGATGCTTGCATTGTAGGAATACCACCAATCTGTGCGGCATCTCCTTGAGGTGCTGTACCTGTAATAGCTTGTCGACCTTCTAAGTCTACTGAAGGTGCGTTACCTAGTTCATTAGCTATTCGTGTTGCGGCTTCGCCTACTTGTGCTTGACGTTGTGCCGCTTTTCTAAATGCAGGAACATCATCAATTTCTACATTGTTTGCTTGAGGCGTATAGTCAGCCGCATAATACTCAGCTACTGCGGCTTTAACTTCTTCTGTTTCGTCAATAGGTTGTACTACACCTGCTTCACTTGTAGCGGCTGTACCTGTTTGTGCTTGACGTTCTCCTATCCTTTTATATTCTGGAAGGTCTTCAACTTGAACACCACGTTCTTTTGCTAAGTCTTGTAAGCCTTTAAGTTCTTGTGGAGAAATAGTTGATAACTTTCTTTTTACAGCTTCAGCATCTGCAACTTTGTCTTGTCGTATTACTTTACCTGTTGCAGGGTCAAAGGTTGCACCATCACTTAATTTACCTTGAATAAGTTCAGTCATTGAACCTTTTTCAGGTTTAACTGTAGCAGGTGCATCACCTTTTGTAATTGTACCTTCAGTAACTTGTGCTGTTGTAACAGGCTTATCCATCTGTGCGGCTGTTACTTCTGGAGCATCAGTAATTTTTTCAGCAGTCATTGTAGTAGCTGTTACATCTTTAGTATCTCCTGCTTCTGTAACATCGCCTTTAGTTACTTGTTCTTTACTTGTATCAGCAACACCAGAAGCTCTAGCATATCCAGTTTGTTGCATTTTAAAAGATTCTGAACCTGCATCAAGTTCTGTACCTGTTCTATCTATTTTACCTGCATCAGGAATAGTAGGAAGGTCATCAGGCATTTGACCTTGAGCAATAGCTTCAGCAGTTACACCAGTACGTTGAACACGTTCTGTTCGATTAGGGTCTACTTGACCTTGACCTGTACCGTCTTGTGTGTCATTATTACCTCCACCGCTTTGAGTCCAACCTACACCAGCAACATATTTCCACCCATCTGCAATAGCTTCTGCGTAAGAATCATATCCTTTTTGTCTCCACCAAGGACCACCACCTTGTCCTGGTCCACCAGCTACTCCAGTATTACCACCACCATTTTGTTCTTGACCATCTTCTACACTTTGTACAGGTTCAACATAATAATTATTATTATCTTGATTAGTATAATCATCGCCTCGATAATCTTGATAGGTATCACGTTCTTCTTCGGCTGGAATAAATGGCTCTGCGTTTACTGGTGGTTGTTGAACTGGAACTGAATCAGACCTATTTCTTGAACCATCAGTATAGCCACCATAACCACCACGATTAAAGTTAGCACGTTTAGCTTTTAAATGTTTTAAAACACTTTTGTTATTTCTTTTGTTTCTTTTTTTACTCATCTATATATTCCTTTCTGTAATTTTCAGGATAATCTATTTTAAGTTTAGGCAACTGTGTAAATTCGTGTAGTTGTCCTAAAGTTTCCATTTGTTCTAATTTAGTTAAATAGTTATCCATCCACTCATAATTTTTTCCATACTCTGATTCTTCCATCACAATCCCACCAATCGTTTCATCGTAAATGTAGGTCATGGGGTTTTCATCAGTTGAATAAAAATTTAATCTACCTTCTAAAGCTTCGTGTTTTAAACGTAACATTTGTAAAGTATCTTCTCCGATTACTACATCTTCATCGAATTTAAACTTTGCGGCTTTCTTACTAAGCCAAGTAACACGACAATTAATCTCATTCCACTCACTATACTTTCGTTGCTTTGTATAATATTTTTTATGTAAGCTTTCAAAGTATATTGATTTTTCGTGACTTAATCCATCTTCTCTAAAATCTTTATAGTAATCCATACTTAAAAGTTCAGCATAGTCTACACTAAAAGGATAAAGAGCTAACAGTTCATTATCTATATAACGTAACGATGTTTGGTTCATGAGGCATACTGCATCTGGTGGTTCTTTTAAAGTCTCTAGATGTTTGTAAAACCAAACACCATGAGCAGTTAAAAAATCATCACCGTCAATAAGAACACAGTAATCATTATCGGAGGCAAGAAAGATATCAAATACTGAGTTCTTACCTTTTGATGGAGTACCATTACTTTCTGTAATGTAATACTCTAAGTTATTAGATTCGCAATACTCTTTAGCTTCTTTAACATATTCTTTGTTTAAGCTATTGATTACTATTACTGTATCTTTTTTATATATGCCACTAAACTTTTTATCGTTGTGACGCTTTAATGATTCTAAATTACTTGAGGTTAGAATATAAAATTTCATAAAAATTGTCTTTAACTATTTGTTGTTTCTCTATAGTTATTCTACTTGACTTCAAACAGTTTGTCAAGCTTTTCTCCAATTTTATCCATTCTATCCATAAGTCTTTCCATATCATCCTTTAATTCTACTTTTGTTACATACTCTTTTGCCATCTCTTCACGAGTTTTGTTTAAGAGTATATCAATTCTTTTGGCTTCCGAGCTATTGCCACGAATGCCATAAAGTACTGGAGCTAACACCAGCGTTATAAATATGTTCCAAAATAAATATGGTGTTAGTTCCATGAGATTACCAAGGTACTCCGTCTGATGTTGCAGATGCGGCATCAATTTGCTTTTGTACTTTAGCAGTACGGTCAGTTTCAATACGAGCTTTAGCTTCTGCCGCTGTTTCTTCGTCTTTAATTAGACTAGTGTATACCCATCCTAAAACGTCAGCTTCAGTTAAGTCTGCGTATGCAATATATCCTTCCGCTGAAGCGTCATACTCACAACGTAGTTTACCGCTTTCTAAAGCTGTGTAGTCATACTCATCAACTCCTAATGTTTGCCCAGTTACGTTACCAGCCATCAGAGACCAGTAGATTAAAAAGACACCGCCATCAGCGTCCGTGTGTTGCATGTCGGTCACTGACCAAGTAGTTGTTATTGCCATTTTTATTTTCCTTTAATTTTATTTAGTTAATTTTATACGTCTTCTATACCTATGATGTTATTAGCACCAAAACCCTCTACCTTTACATAAGTAGAACAAGTCATTCCTGCCGCTACCGTAAAATCTATTTGACAGGCTGGGCTGGAATTCGCCGCCGCTAGTGTAGGAACACCATAACTACTCGCACCAGTCCCTGCATTTACGCCATCTACTTTCGAATTAATACGTAATGACGTACTTTCCATTGCTACATAAAAAGTTGTTTCACGAAAGCCAAAAGTTCCTCCGTTATTATAGTAGTGCCCACCGTTCATAATTGTTATCTTTACAGGACCATAGTTGTGCAAAGCGATAGTAACTCTTCGCGTCCTAGCCTGAGTGTTAGCGTTGGCTGATTGATTAGCCGAAAACACATTGGTGTCTCTCTGGAACTCCCTTTGGAAACCATCTGCACGGTAACCTGCACCCTGTTGGCTGGTAGTCTGAGTAGAGTTAAAATTAACAATATCATTACCACCATCAACGTAGAGCATGTTTGCTTGAAGGTTAGACTCAACGCGGAAGTCTTGCCCTGCGTTACCTGCCTCGTTAAATATAGCTCCAGACGAATTTAACGCCATGAGACTAATCCAACTGATACTTGCGTCTGAACCTGTGTCGGCGGCATAGTTAAAATTATATGCGGCACTACCTGTTTGGAGCATGGTTGGGGCATAGCCCGTAAGCCGTTGTTTCCACCCAGAACCGTAGTAAGCGTTGTGTAGTAAGTAAGTGAAGTTGTTATCTACAGAGAGGTTAAAACAAGCATTGGAGTAACTAGCCCCTTGAAAAGCGTAAAGGTTATCTGCAACTACAACGCTGTTGCCGCCTATCCATGATGGAACACCTGCTGGCATTCCCATTGAAACAATATCTTCACCACCATCAACATACAACATATTAGCGTTGCCGTTAGACTCAACGCGGAAGTCAGCGTCTACACTGCTTTCGTTTATAACAACATTACCACCAGCTTCTACATCTATTCTAGAAACACCACCTGTCAATAATTGTATTCCCGAATATCCACCAGAAGAATTGTACGTTGCGTCTATTTGAGCGTAAGACCCTGTATGACCCATTCTCAGCCATCTGTCATTAGCAGATGCTTGTATAACAATACCGTAAGCATCGCCATTAGTTTGCACCATGTTTAACTGACCTGCATAAGAACCGGCAGTATTTAAATTAACCTTACCCGTAGCACCATTAACAAACAAAGCATGAGTTGCGGTGTCAGACTCAACGCGGAAGTCTACATCAGCTGAACCATTATTAACCGTTACTTCACTTGCCGTTAAAGCTAACACTTCGGTGGCGTTAGGTTTAAAATAAAGGGCTGTGTTTCTCCAATCAATTATTTGTGTCGTGCCAATAGCACCCTCTAAACGGTCAGTGCCGTTAAGATGACCCCATCGGAAACCAAAATTAGAGTTGTTAGCAGAATCTACGCCACTAAATACCGCACCGCCGCCGTTTCCTTCTATGTGAACTCTTTGAGCAGCACCCCCATCGCCGACATGCACAGAATAACTTGGGTTACTTTGACTAAGCCCTAAACGAGCATTCTCGGCATTAACAAATAAGGCGTGTGTATTAGCATCTGACTCAACGCGGAAGTCTATGTCTTGAGAAGATTGATTCATCACAATCTCAGAGGGCGTAATATCAACAACTTTAGCCATGCCGTTGATACCAAAAGCCATTGCATCAGTCGCGTGGGAGTAACTTATTTGCCCACGGTAAGCATCGGCACCTGCTCCATCACCGAACAACACATACCCTACTCCATCCGTAGCGTTGTAAATTCCAAGACCACCTTGCGACTCACTTGTGCTTCCAGTGTAAAGGTCAATTCCTCCATATAAGTTTGTAGAAGTTCCTGCACCCACGGTAGTAAAGGAAGCCGCACCTCCAGTAACACTAGAACTAAACGTACCCGTACCTGTAACGTCTATGCCCCCAGATTTAACTGTTAAAAGATTAGCCGTTGTATTATTGCCAAAGATGAAAGCACCCTGACCTGAAGCAATCTTAAAATTATGCCCTGCGTTTGCCGCACTATCGTGTGTAGAAGTAAAGACATTTAATAATCTTGAGTTTGCCGTGCCACCTGTAAAGTATGTATTACCTTCAGACGCTCCATTTGATTTAACAGAAACAAAAGTAGCATTGCCACCAACAGTTAGTGTACTCGCCATATCCACAGCACCATCAATATCTACAACGTCTAAGTTAGTAGTTCCATCAACATCTATATCGCCTGAAATATCAAGACTTGCAAATACTGAAGTACCTGTACTTGTAACTTTACCTGCTACATTAATTGGGTGTGAGAAATCAAACTCATCGTTAGTTGTGTCCCAAAGAATTGTAGCATCGTTAG